ATAGTACCTGTAACATCACCTTCTAAATTAGCAACTAAAGTACCAAGCGAATCTAAGGTTATATTTCCTGTAGAACTACCATCTGCTGTTGTTAATCCTAATGTGAATTTATCAGCAGATTCATCCCACATAAAGATGCCATTATTCTGATTACCTCTATTTATCAGCATACCTGAGTCATTGACAGGACTACCTGTAAGACCTGCATTAAGTTGGAATAGGTTATCTTCTATATCAAGATTCGTTGTGTCTAGTGACGTTAGAGTTCCATTAACAGTAAGATTACCTGCTACTGTTAAGCTATCTGCAATCTGAACATCATCAGGTAGTGTTAGCGTTATATCTGCAGACTCACTACCACTTCCTGATACTGTAATCTTATTAGCTGTTCCTGTAATTGTTTGAACATAGTTGCCTGTTGTATCAGTTCCTAATGCTACTGAATTAGCAGCTACACTTGTTGCTTGTATTCCTAATGCATCAACAAATGCTTTTGTTACTCTAGCATCTATAGCTGAATTAGCTCTTGTATCTGTGTAATAAAGGTTAGTTGAACCTTCGCTTAAATCGTCTGTGTCTTTGTTGTTAAATGCAGAATCAAATCTTGCTTGGGTGTAATATAAATTTGTGCCTTCTGTTAAATCAGAGGTAGACTTAGTTGCAAGTCTAGTATCAAATGCTGAATTGACTCTAGCTGTTGTGTAATAAAGATTGCTACCCTCACTTAAATCACCTGTATCTTTAGTAGCTAATCTTGTATCGAAATCTGTATTTGCTCTTGTAGATGTATAATAAAGATTAGTAGTTCCTTCACTTAAATCATCAGTATCTTTAGATGTAAAAGCAGAATCAAATCTTGCTTGGGTATAATATAAATTAGTATTCTCAACAACTATAGAAGTATCAAGTGTTGAAGTGGTTGATTGATTTGAGCCATTGCCTATAAATATCTTGCCATTATCTAAGTTAGGCGTTGCATTACTTCTACCAGCACCACCTACTTTAATAGAACCATTAACAGCATGACTTCTTAATATCTTACCTATGTTTTGTATTTGTGATGATTCTCCGCTTGGAGCTGTAGTTGTATACTCACCTGCTGTTGTAGATACATAAAGTATTTGTCCTACAGATTCATTAGAAGTATCTATAGATGTTAAATTACCAAAAGTAACTATTTGCAAATTGTTATTAGCATTAGCATCTTCTATAGCCATACCAAATGCAGGCATCTTAGAAGCATCATCAGCCTTTGCTTTACCTACTGTAGTTGTATTTCCTGAAACACCTGATACATAAACAACATCACCTTTAGATAAAGCTACATCAGCTTTAGCTGTGAATCTAACAGCACCATCAATATCACCAATAAATTCATTAGATGCAGTAACAATATTAAAAGTAACATTATCAGTTGTAGCTACAGCTTGTCCTATAGCAATACTAGGAGTAGAACCTTCTCCAGTTCCACCTGTTATTGTTACTCCAGTTCCACCTGAAATAGATTGTACATAATCACCTGTAGTATCAGTTCCTAAAGCAATAGAATTGATTTGTGCTGTAGTTGATATGCTAATATCACCACTACCATCAAACGATGCTGATCCTACAACATCTCCTGATAAAGATATAGTTCTTGCAGTTGCAAGTATAGTAGCTGTATCTGCATTACCTGTTAAGTCTCCAGTAACATTACCAGTAACATTACCTGTTACATTACCAGTGACATTACCTGTTAAATCGCCTGTTAATGTATTAGATGTAGTAATACTAATGCCTGTAGTAATCCAATCACTATCAGTACCATTTCTTATTTTTAATACATTACTTGATGTATCTACCCATAATTGATGAGCAAAAGTAGTTGAAGGCTCAGTTGAACCACTATTTGTAGTTGCAATGGCAGATAAAGCATTGTTTAAATCTGCTCTAAAGTCTGCACCTGATTGGTTTGCTAAGTTGTAATCGTGTTGTGCCATAATAAAATCCTATTTTATATATCTTAAATCATTCAGGGTAAGTTGGAAATATCACATCATCAATATTATTAGTTGCTTGATGTTGGGATGGTAAATCCCTTAATGATTGCCTATATGTTGCCCATTCTTGTTTTTTAGCATTTGATAAAGGACTATCGCTAACTTGAGTCCAATCGCTAGATGCTAATCTATTATTTCTTATAGTTCTTAATTTAAACAACGATACTTCTATAAGTTCAGCTTCAGACTTTTCTATAGCTTTTATTGTTATTAAATTATTTTCTTCATCAAAAGTTGTTTGTACTTTATGTGTATCTAAATTTATATCTGTAAATTGTTTATCAACAGGAATCCAATTATTAGTATCATCACCTTTATTCTTTTGTTCACCAATTAGAATCTTGTTGTTTTCATAATCCCATGTTGCCCACATATTACCCACCTCTTAATCCTGCATAAATACCCTGTATCTTATCAACAGTTATTGTTCCTGCATTTCTTTTTGCTTGTACATATAAATAACAAGCAGAACCAACTTTTTGATTAAAAGAGCCTGAGACAGATTGTGATATAGAACCACTACTAAAATTATGGTCTTGTCCTGATTCAGCAGCAGTATAGAATTGAGAAGATCCACCTATTGGCGTTCCCAATAATTGACATTTTATATCCATTTGAGCACCGCCACCTGATAAAGTAGCAGATAAAACCAAACTAAAAAATGGAGTATGACCATTTCCTGCTGTTGTTAAATCAGGAGCAGGTAAGGTAATGATTGCTAATGTTGTATAACTTGTACTTATACTTTGATTAGGTGTAAGACTTACAGGTTCTAGTTTATCTATATCTCCTGATATTTTTTCTGCTGTAAAATTACTAACTGTTACATTTTGTGCGTTTATAGTTCCAGCAGTCATAGTTCCAAAGTCTGCTGATATAGAAGATAAATTACTTACATTTATTTCATTGGCAGTAATTGCATTTGCTTGTACATCACCAACAGCAACAGGCTCATCTCCAACAGTAAAGGTTAAATCAGTTGAATCAGATTCTACGCCTAAAGTATTAATAGATGTAACACTTGCAACATAATTAGATGCTTTTGGTATAAATGCTAAATCAGCAGAATTAGTATCTACTATTTTACTGAATACAGGATTTGCAGAACTATCTACAACATCTACTCTAAATTCTTTTGATGGATAATCTGTTGGTGCATCCCAAGTTAGTACAGGTCTATCTATATTAGAAGAATCAGTATCTATAAAAATAACATTGGTTGGTTTACCAACTGCGTAAGCAGAAGGAATATCAGATAATTCTTCTAATGCTTCTTGAGGTGGTACTTCCCATGTATATACATCAAAGTATTCTATTAAACTAACTGAAACCAAGCCATCAGATTGCAGCTCAAGAGCTTCTACTCTACAAACCTTGCCTGAGAATCCAAGACCTGCATAAGTTAGATCAACTATATCTCCTACATTTAATTTATACATCTCAGGAGTTCCTAAGAACTGCATAGTTGTCTGATTTCTACTTCTAACTAGTATTGCTTTAGCCATGTTATAAGCTATATAGGGGTCACTTACAAAAGGAAACTCAGCTTTTATTTCTAGTATCTCATCACCATCATCTGAATAATATTCAGGAGAAGCATCATGTAAAACTGTTGCTGTATCTAATTCATATTTTTTATTACCATTAAAAAATTCAACAATAACTTTATTTGCTTTTTTATCTTTATTGCCATAATCAACTGAAATACCAGCATCGGCAATAATATGATTGTCTGTAATACTAAATGTAGAAGAACCAGTATCTTCTATGGTTAATTCATACTTACCATCAACATAAAGAAATATACCTCGCATATTTGCAAGTAATTCTTTTGAGTTTTCCATAACAGTCTTATTGCCATCAACATAACCATTACAATGAAATCTCTTTACTTTGTTTAAAGACGTTCCTGTTTGTGAAGCATAAGAAGAACTTAGTGTTTGATTAAAAAAAATTAAATATGATATAGAACCACCATAAGGTCTATATCTCTGAACATCTATTATTTCTGCATTACTTAATACAGTATTTCCACCTGCATCAGTAAGAGTAAGTGTTTCACCTATTTTATTACTCCACCAATGTAGACTTGAAGATGTTGTGCTTATAAAATTTTGTCCTGCATTACCACTCCATGTAAATGCTTGAGCAGTTCCATTGTAAAAAGGATTATCAACTAAAGTATCTGCTGTATTAGCAGCAGTGCTAAATGTAGATAAATTTAATTGTGATGCGGTTAAACCTTTACCATATTCATTATTAGTAATGTAATCTAAAAAAGTTAAAGACGGATTATCAGAAAATGCATAAGTAGATGGAGTTCCAAGTCTTTGAGTACCACTACCACCAGCAGTAGAATCTAATCTAGGGTCATATACTTTTTTACCTCTCACTTGAACTGTTAATTGTGGAATACCTTTCCACATACCTCTAGTATCATAATTATAATGAGCTGCTATATAACAAACTCCATCTAATCTATGTGCAGAAGTCCAATTAGACATAGAAGCAACAAGCATTGGGTCTGCTGTTTGTGATGCAGATCCATGATGCAAATTCATAACATACATATATCTACTGGAAGGATTTGTACCAAAACCACCAGCAGTAACTTCTACAGGGTCTCCATTTTGTGAAACTGTATTTAGTGAGCCTGAACCTGAAGATATTTTATCTGAACCTATATAACCACCGATTCTAAATCTAGCAGAATCAGTTAAAGGATTGCCATCTAATTCAATAGTTCTTCCAAGTATTTCATCACATTCACCAACTGATAAAGCATAAACTACATATAGTTCTTGCGAATTATTAGCATTAACATCCATGTAAATAACCTGTGCTCCTACCCTTCTATTTCCATAAATGATTGGTAGCTTTCCACCAGCAGATGTTTTGTTGGCTAATATGTCCTGACCCTTTGCAAGCATTTGTCTTGCTTGTAAAAAACCTTTAACACCCACCACTAATGAGCTTATGTTTATAAACCCAGTAATTCCAGCTATTACATTGCCAAGAGTTCCTCCAACCCCTAACGTGCTACCTGCGGCTTTGAAAAAACCAAATACTGTAGACCAAAAAGGCATTATGAACCCCACCTAACATCTGATTTGACTTGTGTAGCAAATTCAAAACCCTTATCACCTGTACTAAATGCCTGTTGTGATTCATCTGTAAAATGTCTGCCTTTGGTTAAATTCCAGTTTGCCCAATGAGATGCAACAGTAGTATTTAAAATAGTTCCACTTATATTCTCATTAATTGATACATTTCTTACTATGCCAGTAAAATAATTTATAGCACCAATTATGGTTTCATTAGAATCAAAATAAGCCAAATAAATATCTACTGTTTTATCTGTAAAAGAACCATCTTGAACCAAAGACCTAACCTGATCTGTAACATTAGAAAAAGCTAAGTTCAACTCATTAACTTCTAATTGACCTGTCTCAATAGTTGCATCAACTGTCAAAAAGCTACCGCCAGCTTCGTAAGTATTAGAATCATAAGTAACATTAGAATACCAATCAGTTAATCTAATAGTAGATGATAAATTAAGCTCAACTAAGAAGGCTGTTTTAGTTGCTGTTGATGATACTTGAGTTTGTAAAGCAGTAGATAAACTTCTTGGCATTAGATTATAACCTCTCTAACATCAAATGAAATACTGTAAAAACCACTAGCATCTGTTGAATACATGATTTCATTGTTTT